CGGTCCTTGTATTTACGGTCCTCCTGTAAAGTGTGAAGACCCTGCAGCCACTAACTTTGGTCAAGACGGTCCTTGTATTTACGGTCCTCCTGTAAAGTGCGAGGACCCTGCAGCTATTAACTACGGTCAGGACGCTCCGTGTATCTATGGTCCTGACGAATGCACCGACTGTACTTGTGCCGAATATGCAGCAGCTAATCCAGAGGAGTGTTCTACAGGGCCTGAGATACCAACTGGAGGAGGCGGTGGAGGCGGTGGTGGTATTGGTGACGGCATGTTTGCGCCTCGCCCGTCTTACCAACGTCAACCGTTTGTCGGCGTACAGTACACCTCTCCAGTAAAAGCCATAACAGTTCTGAATGATTTTATTGGACAGGAATTACGCAACAGCAGTAAGAAAAAAAGTTTGTTTTCGTAAGGATAAAGGACTTATAAATGACTTATTTAAATATAATGAATAATGTATTGCGTAGGATGAGGGAAGAGTCTGTTACGTCCGTTAGCGAAACAACTTATTCGACAATGGTTAGCGACTTTATCAACGACGCCAAACACATGGTAGAAGAAGCTGCTGACTGGTCTGCGCTAAGAGAAACGATCAGCATAACCACAACTGCCTCTGACAACACTTACTCTTTAACAGGAGGAGGAGACAGTGTTAAAGTAATGTCTGTGATAAACGACACTCAAAATTGTTTCATGGACTACCAAACAAAGGACTGGTTTAACGAATCTTTGTACATATCCAACGCTGTTGAAGGAGCACCTAAGTACTACACTTTTAACGGACTTGACACCAATGGTGACACTCAAGTTATCGTAGGCCCTACACCAGACGGAGTGTACACCTTGCGTTTTGACGTTGTTAAGCGTCAGGCGGCTTTAGCAGTTAACGACGACACGCTTCTTGTGCCTTCACAACCAGTTATACACATGGCTATCGCTTTGTTAGCCAGAGAACGTGGAGAAACTGGAGGCACGTCTGTGGCGGAGTACTTTGAAATAGCCAACAAAATGTTAGCAGACGCTATATCTATAGACGCAGCAAAACACCCCGAAGAAATGGTATTCCAGACGGTATAACTTATGGCAAGCGAACTCAAAAGTATTAATCTTGTGGCTCCGGGTTTTAAAGGCATAAACACCGAAGACTCTCCTATTGCACAAGACCCGTCGTTTGCTGAAATAGCAGACAACGCAGTCATTGACAAGCGTGGTCGTATTGCGGCCCGTAAAGGACATAACGTACTGACCACAAACAAAACTCAACTAGGGACTGCAGCTATACGTGGTATAAAAGAGTTTAAAGACGACGCAGGAAACACAAAAGTTTTTTCTGTAGGCAACAACAAAATACTTAGCGGGACAACTACTCTAGCAGACGAAACTCCCGGCAGTTACACCATCAACGCAGACAACTGGAAGATGGTGAACTTTAATGACAAAATATATTTTTTCCAAAGAGCACACGAACCTTTAGTGTACGCTAACGGCGGCTCTGTACAAAAACTGAGCACAGTCTCTGGCGCTGCTGGTGTTGCTAGTACCATGTACGGTAACGAAGTAATCGCTGGTTATGGTCGTCTGTGGACTGCTGACTTTAGTTCTGACAAGTCGACAGTTTACTGGTCTGACCTATTGATAGGACATGACTGGTCCGGAGGCAGTTCAGGGTCTATAGATATTTCTAAAGTATGGCCTGACGGTCACGACGAAATCGTAGCATTAGCCGCCCATAACGGTCTTTTAGTGATCTTTGGAAAACGTAGTATTGTTATATATGAAAAGGCAGAGTCCCCTGCTGACATGTCTTTAGCAGACACTATTACCGGCATTGGTTGTGTCGACAGGGACACTGTGCAAAACACGGGAACAGACATTTTGTTTTTGTCCCAAACAGGCTTAAGAAGCATAGGAAGAACGATTCAAGAAAAGTCGGCTCCTTTGACTTCTCTTTCTTCTAACATTACAACAGACCTGACAATTTCTTTACAAAACGAAACTTCTTTTTTTAGGTCTGTGTACAGTCCGGAAGAAAATTTTTATTTACTTTCTTTTGTAGGACAAGACGTTATTTATTGTTTTGACTTAAAAGGGCAACTAGAAAACGGGGCTTATCGTGTGACCCGTTGGATTGACACTGGTTTTACTGCGTTTGGTCGCCTAAGCAGCGGGACTTTGTACATTGGAACAACTAACGGAATTAGTGAATACTCTGGATACAAAGACAACAATGTAAAGTACTTATTTAAGTACTACAGTCCCGGATTAACTTTTGGAGACGCCGGTAGAATTAAGTTACTTAAGAAAATTAAACCAACTGTGGTAAGTTCCAATGCCTCTGATGTTTTTCTCAAGTGGGCTTATGACTTTAGTACTTTCTACAAAACAGAAAGACTTCCTCTGTCTGGAGGCGGTGTTGCTGGGGAATTTAACAGCAGTGAATACAACACAACAGCTGAGTTTACGTTGGGTGACACAGTGACAAGCCAAAGAAATATTAATACTACAGGCTATGGGTCAAGTGTGTCGGTTGGTGTTGAAGCTGACATAAATGGTTTTGCTTTGTCTTTACAAGAAATTAACGTTATGGCTTTGTTAGGAAAGCTGCTTTAGGAGTTTATAAAATGGCAATAGAAGACGTATTAGCAGAGGTTTTAGGCATAGGAGCCGGGGCTGCTTTAGTTAAAGCGGCTTATGACCGATTAGGTGCAACAGGAGACAAGGCCTTTGGTCTTTTTTCTGGTGGGTACATTGACCCAGAAACCGGTGAGTCCGGAGCGGGTTTAGCAGGAACACTAAAGGACATGTTAGAGTTTCAGCCGTACAGCATCGCTTCGACAACAGGGTCTGATTTTGACGTCACTGAAGGCGCTGGTGGAAAAATGAAGTACGACCTTGATTTAGGCGCTACTGAAAACATGCTTCAAGACGCTGCTATATCTGATGCTAAAGCATTGTTAGCAGCAGCAGGATCAGGAACCGGCATGGCTACAAGAGAGCAAGCAGTTTTAGACCGTTTAAGGGCGTTGCGTAATCCAGAAGTAGAAAGAGAAAGACAAAACTTAGAACAAAGACTGGCGGCTCAAGGCAGGCTAGGAACACGTACGTCTATGTTTGGTGGAACTCCGGAACAACTGGCTTTTGAAAAAGCACTTCAAGAGCAAGAATCAGCAGACATCCTCAAAGCTATGGAGTTTGCCGCAGCAGAAAGAGAAGGACAACTTAAGATGGGGCAGCAGTTGCTAGAAACAGCCTACGTACCCCAAGGTCAACTTTTGGCTGCACTAGAGCCGGGAATGACAACAGCAGAGCGACAAAGAGAAGCGTTGTCTGAACAGGCACAAACTTATGGTGAAAGCTATGCATCTGGTATTAATGCGTTGTTGGCTGCGGCTATCGGACAAGCAGACTTGTTAGGACAGTCAGGCTCTGGTTTGATTTCTGGCGGGGCTAAAGGACTATTTAGTTTATAAGTTAAGGGGTTTAACATGGCACAGATTTCAGATACGATAATTCAAAGCCTAACAAGGCCGGGGTTCAGGCAAGGAATGTTCCAAGCTGGTGAAGCTTTGGGCGGTGTGGCTAGTCGTTTCAAGACTAAAAAACAAGAAGACATGTTTAATAGTTTGATGGCTCAAGCTCAAGAAGCGCAGAAAAACAACAACGACGTTGCTTTATTTAACATAGCGCAACAGCTTCGGTCCATAGGCAAACAACAGGCTGCTGATACAGTTGCGGCTACGGCTACTAGAATAAAGGACACCAAAAGAAAAGGTGAGCTTGCTAGTGCTGTTGACGTAGCTTCACAAATGGCTAGATCAGGAGACGATCCTTCAGCACTACTTCAAGACATTACGTCTTTAGGCGGCACCGACAAGCAAATTGGTAACATTCGGAAGCTTATGCGTGAGCAAGAGACACAAACTCAAGAAGGTCTTCTGCAACAAGTGCTGACTAGCCCTAACTTTGACTTTGAACGACCTCAAGACGTAAATGATTATTTTAGAGGCGCTGCTCAAATGGGCATCACCCCTGACAGAGCTAAAGAAATCTTTGACTCGTTTAAAAATGGAGGTAAAGACGCTAATGTCCAAAGTACAGAAAAGCTGATTTACAGGGACACTCAAGGCAATACATATACGCAGTCAATTATGACAATGCGTGACGGTACTACTAGACAGGGGCAGTTACTTCCCGGACCCGGAAGTCCTCCACAGCCTGTTGGGAATTTGCAGTTAGTGAATAGACAAGGGTACACGCCTTTTGACAAGCCAGAGGTAGCTAGGAAAGAAAAGCTAGAGACAGACTACGCTAGTCACAGAGTAGAGGCGTCTCTTAGAGTGAACGAGCTTCAGCAAACTTCAGGTCTTCTTCAGGAAGCGATTGGTCTTTTACAAACCGACGAAGTCAGAGACGGGGGCGTCCCAAGGCAAATATCTAAGTCATTGTTGCGTTTCATGGGTTCTGAAAAAGTACCTCAGTCCCGAGGTCGTTTAGCCGGTATACTTTCCGAAGCCGTTATGCGACGTCTTCAAGGCTTTGCTGGTGCTATTTCGGACGGTGAGAGAAACTACGCTATCCAAAGCATTATAGACTATGTAGACAATAACGAAGTAAACATTGGTCGTCTTAGCGTGTTGTTAGAGGACGCAGAGAGAGAACTACAAAACTCAATTACAATGGCTCAGTCTCCTACTTATGATGACTACAGACGTGCTAAGGGCATGGTAATCGAATCTGACTTCTATGGTCTACCCGCAGAAGACAGAGCAGACGCCATGCAAGCTGTTAAGGATGGTAGCTACACTTACGATCAAGTTATGAAGGCGTATCAACAATGAGTACTTTTGAAGAGACAATGCAGAAACTTTCAGAGCCTGACAAAAGCGGTTTTCAAGCTCAGATGGAAAGGTACACAGGGCAGTCTGCTGTTCCTGATGAAGAAGAAGAAACTGTAGATGATACTGTACCGCCTCCTGCACCAGAGCTTAGTTACTTAGAAGAGAACTTGGACCTACCTTATGGTCTTGGCGGGGCAGTGCTGGGAACTGTAGGCGGCGGTATGATAGCGGGTCCTCCGGGGGCTGTCGTTGGTGGTACTTTAATGGGTGCATTAGGCACTGGTTACGGTACTGCACAGTCTGAGCAACTTAAGGGGTCAGACGCTATAGAAGCTTACAAGGAAGGTGTAGAAGCGGCTGTGTGGTCTGTCGGCATCGACGTAGCTACGATGGGTATTCTGACCAGACTCAAGCCTGCTTGGTACGCCTTGCGTATGCGTCGGGGTCAGTCTATTGAAGAAACTGCCGCAGAAGCAATAGACACTGTTCTGCCTGCTGGTTCGCCAGAGTCTTTAGCCGCCACTCAGAAATTACTGCAGGGCAGAGGAGCAACTCTGTTACCTTCTCAGGTAATGAGGACAGGCTTTGACGGTTTTAGAGAAAGGATTGCGTCTGTTGGTTTGATCTCTAGAGAAAAAATGTCTGAAAACATTGAAGCCGTTAATAACGCTTTGGTAGAAGAATTAAATCTTTTGATAAACAAAAACGCAAGCGGCATGGCTAATGACGCCTACAACATGGGCAGTACGTTCAGTAGTCTCATTGACGAAGGAACAGAGATTTTAAGGAAGCAGTACGGTCAGGGCTTGGACGAAATAAACAGGTCCTTGTCGACGACTACTTTTAAAACTATTGATAGTCGTTTTTTGACTAATCCTGTAGATTCTTACTTAAAGACTTTGACTGGAGAAGCAGCCGACAAAGTACAACCTGAGACACTAAAGTTTATTCGTGACTCCATGCAAAGAATTAAAGACTTGAAATCAGGACAAGTAAGAGTTTCAGAATTGCTTATGATCGACAAGTCGTTCACCAACAGAGCGAACGCTGCGTTTGGGCCGAAAGCAGGAGCCAACAGGAACGACGTGATTCATGCGGAGCTTCAGGAGGCCTCAGAAGTCATCAGACAAACGATACTCAATACTTTGGAGCGAGTAGACCCCAAAGCAGCAGCAGACTACAAAGCACTGAAAGAGGCGTACAGAGAGTCCTATAACGCTATGACGCCTAAAGTTAATGCAGGGTTTGTAACTCAGGCAAACAAAGGGTCCTACACGTCTCTTGGCAATATTGCAGCCAAGGCCGCTAGGATAGAACAAGTACAGGCACTTAAGAAAAGCTTAAGGGAAGCCTACTCTGTTGCTAAGAAAGCAGGCGAAACTTTGTCTGTACAGTCTTTTGACGAAGTCGACAGACTTTTTAGGGAAGGCTTTCTTTCAGAAAAACTTACCAAGGTTTTGTCCGGAGACGTAGCTAATGTTCAGCAGCTTAGGTCACTGGCTATACAACTCGACAACCCCACTCAAAAAGCTATCTATCAAGAAATTTTAGGTCCTGACTTTCCTAGATTTAATCAGTTGATGAACGCCATTAGGGAAACTGCTGAGTCTGCTTCAGGAGACACAGGTGCTCTGTTCTTAAGAGGTCTGGAAGCAAAAGGCGCTAAAGGAGGTGGACAATTGCTTGCCGCACTTGGAGCCGGTGGAGCGGGTGCTGCCGTTGGTTCCGCAGGACTAGGGCTTGGTATCGGAGCTATGGCTCTTTACGTGCCAAACATTTTTGCCAAAGTAGTTACAAACCCGCAGTACGTCAACAAACTAATCGGTTTGCTATCTGCAGGAGGAAAAGCAAGTGCCAACGCTGACCTCGCTGTAAACATTATAGTAAGTGAAATCATCGACGAAATGTCTGAAGGTGAGAGACAAATTGCTGTGCAGTACATTGAAAATCAGTTAGCCAGCATGTTAACCAGCGAACAACAACAGGGACAGTAGAATGAAAACACACAACGACAAACACACAGTAAGCTATACGTCTCACGACTATCATAGTATGTGTCAAAAGTCAAAGGAACGCATTAAGAAAATGCAAGCAGAAGGAATACCTACGCCCCATGACCCGAAAGACAAGCCAGAGGACGTAGGTAAATCAGGAAGTTACTCCTTCATTTTCATGTCATAGTTCGCAGTTGTTTCCTGTACAAGCCAACTGTTGACTGCCTTCGGTCATGTCGGACGCTTCGTTTATGTCCCAGCTGATCTCAGTAGGAAAATCTTTCTTCAGTTGGTTGTACGTCTTTTTATCCACAGGTTCATAAGGTGCCTGTTGATAAGTGTGGTCTGAGTAGGGTAAGAAAGAGATACCACTTACCTTGTCAAACTTGTTGTACAACCATTGTCCCACCTCAAGAAACTCCTCATCACGGTAGTAGCAAGTCATAGACGGCTTGTGCTCACACCATTCGTCCTGATAAATTTCCCATAGCTCTAGCTGTTCCATAGCACCCATGTCTGAGGCCGTCACAGCGCCTTCAGGAGACGCTATAGGAAAGCTGAACACCTTAGTAGTGGGTGACATTACGTCGTCCTCTACAGGCACTCCTGCGGCTTCCAAGACGGTACAAAGTGGGTCACGACTGTCAGCCCTAACTCTACGAATGTATTGATTGCTATAGCGAGGGTGGATACCACTAGCACTGTCGACCAGCTGACTAACAGTACCTGAAGGCTTAACAGCAGTAATGGCTGTAGATGCGTTAATACCCAGCCTAGAGGCCCACTGTTCATTGGTCTTAACTGCTTCTGCTCGCATGGCTCTAAGCCACTTCTTGAGTTCACCTTTGTCTCCTCTTCCTGACAGCAACGGATGGTCCATAATACCCGTCAACGACACACCCAAAAGCGATTCTTCTTCGGTGTTGGTCTTCCATATTGCCCTTAAGTATCTAAAGTCGGTGAGAGTTGCCTGTAGAGTCCCAAGGATAGTTGCAATTCGTACTTTTCGTTTGAGGCTTGCAAGTGTATCGGACGGCCTGACAACAACTTCCGAAAGGTTGCAGAACTGATAGGGTCGGAGGATGATCTCGCTACATGGATTAGTTCCAAAATCGTAGGTAGCATCTCTTCTGCCATTTCTTGCAGCCTGTTTTTGACTTGCCACTCGACTAAAGACACCTCGTTCACCAGATCGTGATTCATACAAACTTGTCCATTCATTTAAAAAGGCTTCAAAGTCAGGCTTCTCTGTGTAACATGCAGAGTTGTTCGCCAGACCTCGTTGAGGATTGTCTACCCACCACTGTCCGTGTTTACATCGTCGTAGTCTGTCGTCGGTGAGGTTGCTGAGTGAGATAAGGGCTGATCGTCTGACTCCTCCGACGACGACGATTTGAGCAATCTTACAGCAAAGATCGTGACATTCAACGGAGCTAAGTTTTCGTCCAGCAGCTTCCCGAAACAGGTCCACCGTGAATCGGAACAACTCGACGAGAGGTTCAGGGCCACTTGCACGACCTCCGAAAGTTTTAAGTGCGGAACCTGCAGG